TTTGAATAACTTTTTCTTTGGACGAACAAAAGCAGATAAAGTTAAGAGAAAACTTGTGCTTGCAACAATTGCTTTTCTTGTGACTTCGTTTGCGGCTTACAAGGTTTACAAGCGATATTTCCCAACAAAATCTAAGGAGAAGAAGAAGAGTTGCAACGTAACAAAAGTTGAAGCACTTGAAAAGAAAAAGATAAACATACAAGAGGAGATTGAAAAGCTAAAAGAGTCAGACGAAGAGGTTGACACACAGAAATACAATGATGGACAACCAAAATCAGTTAAACAAAAAGAAAAAGTACCTTCAAAAGCACCTGTGGTTGTTGTTCCTATTTACAAGGCACAAGGAAGATTCGACACTGCAGTTACTAAACTTTTTGTCAAAGATTATGTAAATTCGAGTAATACGGAGTTGTCATGTCCGGCTGCTTATCGAACAGAAAAGATTGTTTTGCAAAACATGTACATTATGATTCTGGAATTTAAACGACAGGGTCAACTACAATATGGAGTTTTACGAGGTACATTCTTAAATGATAGATGTTTGATAACAAATAGACATTTCTTCTCTGTGACTGAAGAAGAATACAAAACAGCTAATGTTTCCTTGTTTAATCCATTCAGAGAGTACATGCGAATTCCTACATCACAACTTGATGTGATGTCATTTGCTCATGAAGATGAACCACACAGTTTGTATTATGATTTAATTGCCATTAAATTTCCAAGTGCAGTGAAACAACATATTGATTTGACACAATCCCACAATATGGATTGTAATTTCATAAAGATGGAAAATATAGACAAGATATTACACCAGAATGCCACAATGGTTTCCTTATGTGAGGCGGTGGAATTCGAGAAAATTAAGGGAATTGATACAATCACTGCGAATCCAAGTTGGATTTTGATGGCAGAAAAGCAAAGAATTTCAATCAAATCCATAAACAGAGAGCCTTTGACTGCAACAGATCCAAATGGGGAATTTTTGTACACATGGAAAACAGTTTCTTATGATGCTCAAACATTAGCCGGATCATGTGGAAGTGTTCTAGTATCAAATTCATCTAATGAAACAGGTAAGGTGATAGGAATACACATGGCGGGTTATTGCTTAACAGATGATGCGTTTGGTCAAATTGTAACAGCTGAGATGATACAAGCATTGAAACCATATTGTCAGATGAGATATAAACCAGGAAAGATCGTAACAATCTTGCCCAACGAATTTCCTATTATAGCGACAATCCCACGTCCATTGTACATGCCATGTGAAACAAAATTGAG